GGTGCACACCACCGTGATCCTGCGGCTGCTGGAGCGGCGGGCCAGGATGCACGGCTACGACGAGCCGGCGCAGTCGCGGGTGGAGGTGATCACCGCCGACATGGTCGAGTCGCAGATCGCCGACCTTGAATCCGAACTGGCCCTTAATGACCCTGCGAATCCAGGCACCGCCTGACCGCCTGCGCTACCTGCTGGAACTCCAGCACCGCGCGGCGAGGATCAAGCAGGGCGTCGCCCGCTACTACAACGACCCGGTCGCGTTCGCCGCGGACTGCATCAACTGGGGTGACGGCGACGGCCTCACCGCGTACCAGGAAGAGATCCTCGGCGAGCTGCCCGAGCGGAAACGCGAGGCTGTCCGAGGGCCCCATGGATTGGGTAAGAGCAGCCTGTCCGCCATCGCGGTGCTGTGGTTCGCCCTGACCCGGGACGCGGCCGGGGTCGACTGGAAAGTCGTCACGACCGCCGGGTCATGGCACCAGCTGACCGCGTACACCTGGCCGGAGATCCACAAGTGGGCCGGGAAACTGCGGTGGGACAAGGTCCGCGACGGGCGCCCGTTCTCCCGCGCCCACGAACTGCAGAACATCAACCTGAAGCTGACCCACGGGGCCGCGTTCGCCGCCGCGTCGGCGAACGCGGCGCTCATCGAGGGCGCGCACGCCGATTCGCTGCTGTTCGTCTACGACGAGGCGAAGGCGATCCCCGCCGGCACGTTCGACGGCTGCGAGGGGGCGTTCTCCGGCGCCGGCAAAGACGGCACCGAAGCGTACGCGCTCGCCCTGTCGACGCCAGGGTCGCCGCAGGGCCGGTTCTACGACATCTGCCGGCGGATGCGCGGCTACGAGGACTGGCATCCGGTCCACGTCACCCTCGACGAGGCGATGGCCGCCGGGCAGATCACCGCCGACTGGGCGGAGCAGCGGGCCCTGCAGTGGGGCGTCGAGTCGGCGATCTACCAGAACCGGGTCCTGGGCGAGTTCTACGCCAGCGACGAGGAGACGGTCATCCCCCTCGCCTGGGCGGAGGCGGCGGTCGCCCGCTGGCACGAGTGGGAGGCGGCGGGCAAACCCGACACGGGCAGGCCCCGCACCGTCGGCGTCGACGTCGCCAGGTTCGGGACTGACAAAACGGTACTCGCGATCCGCAACGGCCCGGTGGTCACTGAGTTGCGCGAGTACACCCGCGAGGACACCATGACCACCACCGGGCGGGTGAAAGGCATCCTCGACGCCGACACGTCCCGTACCGCGGTGGTCGACGTGATCGGGATCGGCGCCGGGGTCGTCGACCGGCTCCGCGAACAGCACGCCCTGGTCGTGGCGTTCAACGCGTCGCGTGCGTCGAAGAAAAAAGATCATACGCGTGAGATGGGCTTTTACAACCGCCGGGCCGAAGCGTACTGGACCCTTCGCGAGATGCTGGACCCGTCCGGCAACCCGGACATCTGCCTCCCCGACAACGAGATGCTCCTCGGCGACCTGTCCACCCCGAAATGGGAAGTCCGATCCGGAGGGAAGATCCTGGTGGAGAGCACTGATGACATCCGGGAGCGCACCGGCCGGTCTCCCGACCACGGCACCGCGGTAGTGCAAGCCTTCGTCCCGCACCTTGGCGACGGCACCCCCGGCAGCGTCCGCCGGTGGGCGGGGGCTGTTGAGCTCGACGACATCGGGGCGGGCGAGGAGACGAAAGCGGCCCGCCGTGTCCGGGAGATCGCGGGCCGGGCGACAGCGGGCCTCGAGGACGCCCCCTGGGACCTGGACGGCTTCTCCCCGCAGGAGGAGGAGACCCGCCCCCGGGGCGGCAACGTCAGGTCGTGGCGCTAAAACGGGGTCGTGCGGCCAGACGACGACACGGTCCACGTCGTCGAACGAGCGGCCGCAGGCGCACCGGATTGCGTGCTCGCCGCGCTGCTGCGCTATGCGGTCCCAGTTGACGCTGAGCGTCATCGTCGCCGGGTCGAACTCGCCGGCCGGGATCGTGCGGGTCAGGTTGTCGTCGGTGCCGTCGCAGTGTCGTATCACGACAGGCCAGCGTACGCCCCCTGCTGCTAGGGTGAACGCCGAAAGCAGCGCCGCAGACGGGTGGGTCTGCGGCGCTGCTGTAGAGTCCGGGTTGGTCACCGGTAGTTGTCGGTCACGGTGAAGCCGTCGGTCTCCGGGTTGTACTCGACGTGGTAGACGGTTCCCTCGGCGTCGGACACCTGCAAGTTGTCCCAGTCGCCGGTCCTGAGCGAGTCGAGTTCGGCGGCGGCCTCGGCGGGGGTGTAGTTGTTGGCGGCGGCGAGGAACTCGACGGTCTCGGTCTCGGTCATGATGATGCCTCTGCTGGTGTGAAGGTGGGCGGGTCGTCCAGGTCGCCTTTGACGATCGTCCAGGCGGCGGGGCCGGTTTTGGCGGTCCATGCCTGCCCGGCGGGGTCGTAGGCCCATCCGTTGGCTGTGACGTTCATCGGGGGGTGCTCCGTTCCTCTGCGTCCTTATGCCTTTACTTTACCAGATAAAAGGACGGATGGCAAAAGACGAGCGCCCTACCACGGCTCCTCATGCCCGTTGCCGTGGTAGGCGGCGAGCACGTCGAACAGCATCGCCGCCCCCGTCCCGCCCGTGCTCAATGCCCACCGACGCGCAGGCTTCGCCGAGGCCCGGCGTCATGAACCGGTACTCCAGGCACTCCCCGCACGTATCCGGGTCGTACGGGACGGCAGGCCGCCCCCCGCCCTCGCAGACGCGAACCCCGCCGCCGCTGTAAAGGCGGTGCCGCTGCATCGTCCCCGTCCGCCCGGAGCCGGAAACGGAAACGGCACACAGGGCACCGGCCGCGCGGCGCGCTCAATGGAAGTCCACGTCTTCGCCGGCCGCAGCCGCCTTCCGCAGCCCGCCGATGAACCGCTCGGTGTCTTCCCGTACCCGGTAGACGCCGTCGTCGAGCGCCGGCAGCAGCTGCTCCAGCCGGCCCGCGAGGTGAGCGCCGTGCTCCGGGCGGATGACCCCGTCGCAGTCGGAGTGGACGAGCAGGAACAGCAGCGGGTCGTCGCCGGGGACGCTGTCCCACTCGCCCTGGTAGTTCTTCTCCTCGAACATCTCCCACGGCAGTTCGTAGTACGGGTCGCTGATCCCTTGCCGCTGGTCGTTGACCGGGTACCCCGCCGCCCTGGCCACCTCGCGCCGCCACCGCTGGAACCCGCCGTACGTGCCGTGCCAGCAGTCGTGGCTGGTGTCTAGCCCCACGGGTCCGCCAGGCTGACGTACGTGCGCTCCCCGCGCATCACCCGGACAGCGCTGACCGCGTCCATGATCCGCTCGGCCGGCTCGCCCCACCGCCGGGACAGTTCCCCCACGGTCACATTCCTGTCTTGCGGGGCGATGGCCGCGACATGCTCCATCAGCTTCTCGAACGGCATCCTCACGGCCGGGCCGCCCACCACAACTGCCCGACCGCGACCTCGCTGCCGGGGTTGTCCCGCAGCATCGCGACCGCCTGGTCGACCCCGGCCCGGCACGACGCGCAGTCGTGCATCAGCCCCAGCGTCCTCACCTGCGCCGGATCATCGGTGATCGTCCACTCGGCGTGATGCAGGATCTCCCCGATGCCCGCGCCGCACTTCTCCGACACCGCCCGCAGGTCCCGCCCGGCGAGCTGCGCGACGAGCGCCCGCTCCCCGCCGACCGTCAGGTACCAGCGCTCCGGGACCTTGATGATCGCGGAGTCGAACCCTCCCGGCTTCCCCTCGGCCCGGGTCATGACCCGGAGCTTCAGGGGGGCGCGGGCCGCCGGGCCCCCCGGGTCGCCGCCGTCGCCCTCGCTCATGACCGTTCCCCCGTCTCGTCGCGGATGATCTCCTCCATGCCGTCGTACAGGCGGGCGAGTTTCAGCGCGGACCGGCGGGTCGGGGAGTACACCCCCGTCTCCCACCGTGAGATCTGCGCGGGGTCGGAGCCGACCGCCAGGCCGACGTCAGCCTGCGACATCCCGGCTCGCTCCCTGACCGCCCTGGCCCGGCCGGTGCGGAGCCAGGACCGCACCCGCCCGATCGCCAGCGTTTCCTCCGCCGCGTCCATGCGGCACAGCATACTGCAAGCAAAACGCCGGGTCAGGCGGTAGCGTGTCCGCATGACAACCGAGAGTGACCACACGACGGCGGTACTCGCCAGGGCGCTGGAGGGAATCCCCGGCGTCCCCCCCGGCATGATCGAGAAGGCCCGCGCCGGCTATTACCATGACTACCTCTCGCCCCTCGCCACCCCCGAAATCCAGCTGGTGCTGGACCTGCGGGAACTCGCCGACCTCCCCGCCACCCCCCGCAACAGCCGGCCCCTCCTCCGCGCCCTCGCCAAAGCGGTCATCGGCGGCGAGTACGACGCCACCCCCGAGGAAAGCGCCGAGTGGGCGCGGTCACCGGAGGGGCAGGAGACGATGGCCGCCCTCCTCCCCCCGCGCGTGGTCGACCCGGGGCCGCCGGGGGTCAGCGACGGGGACGCGGTGAAAGCCTGCGCGGACCTGGTGGGCCGCACCGGCGCAACCTCGTTCGAATGCGGCTTTGCCAGGGAGGGCGTGCCCTCCGATCAGGCCGGCTGGTACGCCGCGGCCATGTTCAAGGGCGGCCGCATCACGGCGGAGGACAAGGCGTCACCGGAGCAGGCGTGCGACGCGCTCGCCGCCCGCCTGCTGAGCGGTGCGCAGTGCCAGCACTGCGGGAAGCTGGTCACCATGAACCCGGCCGGGGCGGTCGCCCGCGACGCCACGCTGGTCGACGGCAGGAAGTGGTCTGCGGCCGAGCAGGCGGAAGCCGGGTTGTGCTATTGGACGCGGACAGGCGCCCGGTGGGAACGCGGCTGCAAGGAAAGGGGGGACGCGTGAGCGAGAGAAGCCTGCGGGCCGCACTGGAGAAGCTGGGCAAGTGGCGGAGGTTCTTCGCCAGCTGGCAGGTCGGCACGACCCTGGCGGGCGACGGCCGGTACAAGGCCGTCGCGGACCACCGGGAGTTGTCGATCCTGCTGCGCGCCGAGCTGACCGCGCTGACCGGCCTGCTGATCCGCAAGGGCGTGTTCACGCAGGAGGAGGGCAGGGACGCGCTGGAAGCCGAGGCGAAGCGCCTCGACCATGATTACGAGGAGTCCTACCCCGGGTGGCGCTCAACGCCG